GGTCTGCTCGAACTGCCATGGTCAGGATGGGCTAAAAAACGCGCGATAATAGGGAGGCTCCCAGCTGAGGCTTCCGCTGATTTCGGCCGGAAGGACCCGCTACCCCACCCCCCCCCTGGCTGGGGTGTATCATTTTGCAACAGTGCATTTTGGCCTTGTTTTATAGGCTTTTTTGAACGTGACATCACGACAACACTATAAAAATAGGCCTTTTCGCATCATGCCATTTCGGCTTGCTCATTTCAATTTTGTTGACTTCGTTTTGCCCTGCTTTTGCAGTCTTTCTCGCACGTCGCATTCGTTTTGTACTTGTTTTCTAGGCTTTTTCGCATTCGATCTTCACGATCGTTACTGCATTTTCTCCATAGCGTTTCGTCGCAATCACAGTGCCAACCTGTTGATCGTCGTGCCACGCAACGCCATTCAACGCGTCCTCAATCCCCTTGATGCAGTTGCTCACGTCTGGCCTTGGCAACTTCGGCGAGGTCTTCTTCAGCCCCGATTTGTTGAAATGCGATTTAGGCCGCTCGAACTGCAGGACTAGCACAAGCGTCAGTGGCGCGTCATCTGTGGGCGTAGCGCCCGCGTCAATCGCAGCCTTTGCAATCGCCTTCCTGTAGCCGTGTATCGCGTGCTTCGCGGGTATGTAAGCGTGCGCGAACGGACCGCGCGCCGTAATCTTGTGCCTTGGCTGCGGCACTGGATCGCCTAAAACGCTGAACGTGATAGCCATGCAACCAACATGGCGAACGTGTCAACTATTTGGCCGCAAGCCACAGGCCGACGTTGGCGAAAGCGTAGCCAGCGTAGGCGATGGCAAGCCCGTGCTTGCCGTGTGCGGCCAAGTCAATAGCCACGGCGATATAGATGCAACCAGTGAGTGCGATAAGCCAGCCGCTCATTTCAGTCTCTCCAGCAGGCCGCGCAGGGTTTTGATCGTCCACGGCTCGGCCTGCGACATTCCGTTCGCGGCGTCGATGGCCTGCTCCACCGCCTCCCGCTCCGCGTCGGTGAGCCGCAGTTCCTCAATCTCCGCGTGCTGCTCACGCTCTTTCACAGTGCAGTCGCAGTTCATTGGCTTCTGGTCGCAAATTGGGCAGGCCATCACTTCACCTCCGGCGGCTCGGGAAGCGGCATCCACGCCACCGGCTCATCTACAACGTCATTCGGCCCATGTGTAAACCGCAGGCCATGAGGCCAATCATCGCCCCAGTAGACCGCAGGCGTGACGCCGAGCTTCCTGAGCTTTCGGTACTTGTGCGTCTTGTTCGACCACTCGTATCTACGGTAGGCGACGATCACGGATTCGCCCCACTTTGGCAGACGCTTCTCAACGCTGATCCACTTTGCCATGACCGTCTCTGATTTCTGTAGCGTCTTGTCACACCGTCCGCTTTGTCTTGCTGCCTGCCGATATACCCACGGTATATCCCGGCGCACCATTTCGCAGCCCGCTAACGCACTGTCTCGCGCCGTCGCCCGGCGGCGTGCGTCCACGCCGGCCGGGCTCAGGCTTGTTGTCAGCGGTAGCGGATCACGGCGAACCACTGGCGACGCGCTGGCGAGTACGCCACGCCTTCTTCCACGATCTGCCGCTGGCCAAAAAAACAACACGCGCGGCGTGCAGACTCAATGGTTGGCCCGCAGCCTATGCCTTCCGTTTGTCCGCAACTCGAGTGGACCAGCGTACCGCGACGGGCCATAACAACGGCGTGGTCCTGCGCCGTCACGATCACCGGCCTGCGTGCCACGACAACCGTTTCAGCATTGGCCACGGTGGCCATGATCACCGCACAAATCAATCCGTAAGCAAAACGCATTGCGAATCCTTTCACAAAAGGGACCGGGGGGGGCCATAAACCAACTGACGAAACACTACAGACCAGTGCAAGCCGTTCCTGCGCGCCGCTTCCGCTTCGACATGCGGCTTGTTGTCGCCTCGACAGGTTCTTTCCGCATACGCTCCAAATGCTTTGCGCGGATCTCGGCTTTCCGCTCCTCGATTTGCTCTGGCGTCGGGTCTTCAGCGTCGCGGTGGCAGACACGCTGCCGCTTCGGAAGCCTGTGAAGCGCCTTCAGCTTGTAGATCATCGCAGGCGTCGTTTGCAGACGCTTCGCGATCTCATCCACGTGAAGACCTTCCACCCAAAGTTGGAACAACTCTGGAATGGATACGTGCCAGTGCCGTTCTTCCATCAGTCAACCGCCAGCGGCATGATGACACCAACGAAATCGTCGCAGCGGAGCACGACAGCCGACTGTGCGTCAGTCGCCTGGACGCTCACCGTTGGTTCGCCGTCGGCGGGAAGGCCCGTCAACCACTCACGGACAAACACCGGGTCGAGTTTCACGCTTGTCGCGTGTCCGAACTCAACGATGTCGCACGTGACGGACGATTCGCCAGCCTCGGCAGACTGACCGTGCAGGTGCAGCCCGTCCTTCGTGATCGTGTACAGCACTCCCTTGCTGTTCTCGCTGGTGACGATCGCCGCCGCTCGAGTCGCAGACAGCAGATCCGCCGCAGTGATCGTGGACGGCTCCGCGCCCTCAGCCGGGATCACGTCACGCCACTTCGGGAATCGCCCATCGGTCAGCCTGGCCGTCACCGTCGTGCCGCCGATCGTCGCCACCAGTGCATCCTTCGTCGCCTCCAGCTGCACGCTGCCGTCCGTCTCGCTGCCGGCCAAACGGCACAGGATCGCCATCACTCGGCTCGGCACGAGCGTCTGCGAGTCATCAACCGCCAGGTCGTGCTCACACTCGCAGGCCGCCAGCCTGCGGCCGTCAGTCGCCACAAGCGTGACAATCTCGCCCTTCACGTCCACAAGCACCGCACCCAGAGCGTAGCGGCTCGACTCGACATCGGCGGCGTAGGCCACGCCACGAACCGCACGGGCGAACTGGTCAGCCGGCAGGCGGGTGACCGGCTTTTCGCCTTCAACCTCCCACGACGGGTACTCCGCGGCATCCTCCACCGGCAGCGTCCACGTGCCGTGTCCTGCGGAGACAACGCAGGACGTGCCGTCAGGCGCGAGCGTCACCGTGTCGCCGCCAGCGGCGTTGAGGATCGCCAGCAGCCTCTGATGCGGCAACAGGATTGTGGCCCCGTGGTAGTCGATCGCCACGTCGATCCTCACCTCGAGGTCCGTTGCCGTCAGCAGGCCGTCGCCCAGGCGAACGTTCTGCAGGATGGGTTTCGGTCCGCGAGCGATCGCCGGTGCCACAGCCTGCAGGGCCGCCCGCATTTCACTTGCCGCCAGCGCGGTGCCAGTAGTCCGCTTTCGTTCCTTCGTTGCCGTTGCCATTTGTCGAGTCCTTTCGATTAGAGAGAGCCACACCAACCACGATGCCAAGAACGAACGTCAGGGCATTGAGACTGAAACCTGCGCAGATGAGCGTGAGTTGTGAAATGGTCACGACCGCGCCTCCTTGCGTTCGAGTTGTTGTGCGAGCCGCACACACCGAGCCATCAGCAGGCGAATCGTGTCCGCTGACATCTCGAGGAGCAGCCGGCTGTCATCGTCAATGTGGTCGCGCCACGCCTGGATGGCGCACATATCCGCAACGACGCTTGGTGCCGGAAGTTCGTAAGGTGCATCGCTCATGCGTCACCGCCTTCCACCACTCGCATGGTGCGCCCACGGCCCGGTTCCATGGCTATCGCGCCGGCTTTCACCAGCCGTGAAATCAGCCCCTGCACGTTGTTCACGTTGCATCTGAAGTGCGCCGCCATCTGGCGATACGTTGGCGGGTAACCGTGCGCCTGCACAAATCGATTGATGTACGCCAGCACGCTGCGCTGCCGGGGGGTGAGGTTTTTTGTTGCTGTGGTGGTCATGGCTCGTCCTTGAGTTTGATGGCGTCTGCAAGTCCTGCGGCTTCCCGTGGTCGCCTGTACGGTGCCGGTCGGTATTCGTCCCGCCACGCCTTCGGTGGTGGCTTCTCGTCTGGACGCACGCCCGGCTGGCGGTTCGTGCCGCCCTTGTCTTGGCAACGCTGCAGCCAGCCCACAAGGAACCGCCGCCAGTTGCGTTTGCCGCACCGCTTGGGGTTCGCCTTCAGCCAGGCGGTCGCCTTGGCACACTCTTGGTCCAGCACGGCGCCGGGGAACGCTGTGGCCCATTCCTGCCGGTCTGCGTCCGTGATGCCCTGCCAGCCTGCGTCAGCACTCCAAGACACGGCAGGCTTCGCCCGCGTGCGGACGGCGTCAGCCGCTCCGCTCGTGGGAACCGGCGCAGCCGGTATGTCTTTCTTCTCTTCTTCTCTCCTCTCTTCTCCTGTCCTCTCCTCTAGTCCGGTTTTTTCTGGACATTTGTCGGACAAAAGTCGGACAGCCCTCGCCGCAGCCTTCCGACGGGCGTCTTCCATGCGAGCCTTGGCAGCACGGGAAAACCGCTTTTCCCAGCCCTCAATAGTCGCGTGCGGCCCGTCAAAACGGAGCCAGCCCACGCGAGCCACAGCCAGCCAAAACGCCTCGTCACCACCGCAGGCCGTCGCAATCCGTGACGCTGTCGCCCGGATCGTGCCGTCTGCGGTGTTCATGGATGCCCACGACCACAACTGAATGAGACGCCAGCAGACCACCTCAACAGGTAGCCCGGTTTCGTCCACCAGCTCGAGCACCTCGGGCTTTGTGCCCAGGTTGCAGTCAAGGGGAATCCATTCACCGGCCATTTTCCCAAATCTCCTGAATGCTTCTCAATGCTTCGCTTGGAACTTGAAAGCACGGCGGACGTTTTGGGTCAGGCCGCCCTTCCCACTCGTGCCTTTTTGCGTCTCGTCCGTAAATCCATCCGTGAATCTTGTGTCGACGAAATGGAGTGCCGGTTACATGCACGTACTTCCATTCGTCATGAGCATCGGGCCTGACGATGAGAAGCGATTCGTGCGATGGCCTCGTTTTAATGTCGATGTTCGGCGAAAAATCTGGCCTTCCAAACACATCAACCGAGCAATCCCAGTGCCGATCTGTTGCTTTTGCAAATGCTTGTTCGGCGCACGCACCGTTCATCTGCACCTTCCAGCCGTCGCTGGCGTCTGCGTCAAACCCATAAGTGTCTTTTGAGCCCCTGGCGAGGCTCTTTATCTGCCGCATCAGCCCAACAAAGCAGGCGGCAAGCGTCTCGTGATTAGTGAGCCTTACTTCAATCAATGGCGCTGTTTGTGTTTGTTCCATGACATTAGGAGTCATACGAGCATTCCTTGCCCTTGTTGTCGCTGTGCGACTGTCATCCCTAACAGCCGCGTTTCGCCCAGCCAGACTTGGCTTTCACGGGCGTCGATTCCGACACCGTTCCTGCCGTGCTTTACGGCCATAGAAACGGTTGTTCCAGATCCGCTAAACGGATCGAGCACGACACCGCCTGGCGGGCAAAAACTTTTGATGAAGAACTCTGCCAACCATTCTGGAAACGGGGCTTCGTTTTTTGTGGCATCGCGCCACCCCATGCCGCCACTGCCGACCAGGCCGCTGATGACGTTGCCGGGGTTGCAAACCTCTGGATCAACGTAGACAGCTTGCTTGCGACTGCCGTCCTTGTTGCGGTTGGTCGCAACCCTTGGCACGTTTTGCTTTGGCGGCTGGCCCATAGCGGTGTTGTTAGCACCAGATATTCGGCCGTTTTTCGTACCGCAAATGATTGGCTCCCAGTCATTACGCAACCAATCTGGGCCGCCCGTGCCAGGTATGCCGTTTCTCTGATAAACAACGACCTTTCGCATCTTCACGCCGCGACGATGCAGGTCGGCGTGAAGCAGAAACGGCGTCGATGTGTAGGCGAAGTCGTCGGTGTAACCCTCGACAACCCACGCCACCAGCCCTTTGGACACACGCAGGCATTCCATGTAGCAGTCGGTTGCCCATGCCACCCAGTCCTCACCGGCAAGGCTGAACCCAAGCTCGCCATATGACCTCTGCGACTCGTAAGGCGGTGAGCAAAAGACCAAGTCGAAGTGGTCGTCGGGGTATGGCAACTTGCGGCAGTCGCCGACCTTGAACTCCCACGACACTTCGCCCTTCGTGCCGCTGGCCTCGGCTGCTGTTGGCGCGGCCGCGATGCTGCGGCGTTGCTTCTCCTCGCGCAGCTGCTTGACGGTCGCTCTGGTCTCCTCAGCCCACGCCAGTAGGTCGGCGGCCTGGTCGTGGTTGGCGACTACGCGATGATGCGACCACTCCAAATGGTCGGAACGTTCCGACCTTTCTGGGAAAGCGGCAGCCACCCACGCAGAATCCTTCGCCGTCTGGTACGCGATCCCGAACCGCTCGCACGCCTCGGCCAACTTGCCGCGCTCAACGTAGCCCTCGCGATCGCCGGCGTTGAGCCAGTCGCCAATCAGCCACATCAGCCCTTTTTGATAGCGGGCGATCTCGTGGCCTGCGGCCTCCCACAGTTCAAGCGTCCAGCCGTCGCGAACGACGAGGCCAATTGGCGTGAGTTCATACCGAGTGCTGCACTGTTGCATCGCAATCCTTTGCGTTTGTCGAAGTGAATGTCTTGGTATCTTGGCAGTACGACACAGACTTGCAGCGTCGCCTGCATGTGGAGCGAAAATCGTTGAACAGGCGGCAGATACCCCTGCTGTACAGCCGCTCCGCTTCTTGCTCGGTGATCTCCACGCCTTGCAAAAAACGCACGCCGCAGTTTTGTGATGGATCTTCCAAATCACGCTGGGCTGCCCTGGCAGCGTCAGCCGCCGCGTACCGTATGACGTATTCCCTTTTGTAGGAGTCGCAGATATACGCCATCACGTCAGGCTCTCCACACATGCCCTTCGTATGCAAACACCACCTAACAAAGTCAGAAAACGACCTTGATCCGGGGTTCCTTGTCGTGTTTTTGCTGTTCTTCTTCATCACGCCCCCGTCGCTTTCTTGCGAAGAACAGACACGACTGTAGATCCTCGCTCGCAGACGTTGGCTAGGTAGTCGTCGATCATCTGGCAGCCATTCACGCCGATAGAAGCGTCGCAAGAGACGTGCGATTCAAGATGCTTGACCAACTGGTCGCACATGAGGCGAGTCTTGTCCACACTCGACATGCCCAACGTTCCTGTCCTTGACGGGGTGTATCCACCCGAGTAATCGCTGATCGCTTTCACGACGGCGTCACCGCACTGACGGCGTCGGGCGCAGTTCCTGAGCACGGTCGAAAGCCCCTTCGCCTCGCCGTGCTTGCATACTGCCTTGACGATCTCGCCAAAGCCTTCACGGTCCACGAATCTGTACGCAGCCGAACACACGTCAATCACCGCTGGGGGCACAAGTTTCCTGGCCCGGCACTCGTGCTGAAACAGCAGCCGCTCAATGTGCTTCTTGATTGAGTCGGCCTTGCTGATTCCGTGACGATCACAGACGGCGCGGGTGATGGGTGCATCTGGGTAGCCGTTTGCGAATCCGCCACTCTCGGAAATGCACTCACGGGCGATCTGCTCATGCATCACCTCGCTTGAAACCGCCTTACCGTTTGCGACGTTGTCGTGAATCGAAATATCACGAGCCTTCTTCTTGTCCGAATCGTCGGAAACCCACATCACCAAGGCATTGAATGACGTGATGCCGAGTTCCATGAGGGCGACAAGGCGATGCTTCCCGCCGACGATCTTGTACTTCGGCCTTCCGCCTGTCCTGTAACGGCGATCAGCGGCTAGCAGAACCTCTGGGAATGTGTCCCCTGCCTGCATCCGCTCCTTGTACTTCTCAATCACCTCACGATCGGCAGTCGCCACATCGAGCCTGGTCTGATACTCGTTGTCGGAAATCTCAACGTCCGCCAGTTGCACCTCTTGGACCGGCTCCCACTGGCACTGCTTTTCGTCCAGTTCACGACGAATCCTTTCGTCGCTGCGAAACCTCATAAAGCTGTCATCACGAAGTTTTTTTGCCATGTCTAATCTCCTTTGCTTCGTTCCCTTTCACCACTCTCGGCCGCACGTCAACGCGACGCCGCCGTGACTTGCCACACGCTCGCGTTCCGTTTCGACGCCGTCTTCCTGACGCCGGCTTCAACCACCATGCCACGCCTTACAAGTTCGATCCGCCGCGGTCGCGCCGTGCTGGGGTTCATGCTCAAGCCGGCTGCGATCTCTTCGTCAGTCGCTGGCCCGTGCTCGCGGAGGTACTCGAGGACCAGGCGGTGCAGCCGGTTGAGCGTCGCGCCACCCAGCGAGTCCGCAGCTGCGGCGCTGGTGGCAGAGCCACGCACGCTGGGGGCGGGTGTTGAGAACAGCGGGCCGTAATCAACACGCTCGGAGTAGTAGTCGCTCATGGAACACGTCCTTGTGTATTTGCCCCGTCTCGTGGGGCATCCGGTCGAGTCTCAGCGTCAGGAGGAACCGGTTTGCGCTTCTCTCGACTGCCGGCGTTGGTCCGCACTGGGCCGGCGATACGGGCGAACGCTGCTGATGAGGCAGCTAAAGGCAATCGCGTGCCGGTGGTGATCTAGCGGGGTATCCGTTCGTTCTGGTCGAGTTCAAAAATCCGCTGGTTTTCGGCGCGGATCGCCCGTTCGTCGCGCCGCGTGTTGTGCCACGGCCCAACGTCAACGATCCAAGGCGAAGGCAGTTCGTCGTCAAGCACTTTGCCGATGTCTGTTTCCACCGTGAGCGGCTCGGCAATTCGTTGCCGGTACTGCTCGTCCGTCTCGAAGTCGCGTTTGAAATCAGCCATGGGTCGCCACCTCCTCTGAGCCGATCAGGATTTCCGCCTTGCCGTGCAGCAGCTTGACCAGTTCCGCAACGTCCGCGTCCGTGAACACGCCTTCTGTGTGCCGTGTCGTGATGAGATCCCGCAGCGTGTCGCAGTCCTCGAGCGTCTTGGCTCGGCTCACGGCCAGGCGGGCCTTGGCAACCGGGTCCGTGATCTCAGTCGCCGCCCGTTTGCTCTTGAGCGTCACAACGCTGGCCGGCTCGGTCGTGATGTCAGGCGTGTGGGTCGGCGGCTCGAACGTCTCGACGTGATGCACTTCCACGCCGTCCGCCACCGCCTGCGATTTGACGCCGCGTGGACGCACCACGACGGGTTCGCGGGCCGGCTCGTGCGTCGGGTAGTCCTGTGCCTCTTCTGCCGTCACAAGGCCACGCAGAACGTCAGGGAAGGCGTCACGCAAGGCGAAGCCTCTGGCCCGCATCTGGAGCATCCGCTTGGGGTACTGCGTCCACGGGCCAGCCTTGCCCCACAGGCCAGCCTTCTTCGCGTCGGCCACGGAGAAATGAACGGTAGTTGCCTTTTCGTAGCCCTTGCGCTTGGCCTGACACATGGCAACCATGCCGTCACCTTCGCCAGTCACCTGCTCCCAGACGAATTCGCAGACCGGGCTGGCCTTGCACACCGCTAGGGCCGCGTCACCGAACACGCTGGGCCTGCCGTTGACCACGGCGATGGACTGCAGGGCCTGCATCGGGGAAAGCCCGATCTCCGCACCGGCCTGGATCGCCAGCACGCAGCTGGCAGGCTTGCCCCTGAAGTCCTTCGGGGCGAACTCCGAATCGGCAACCATCTTGCCGAATCGCATAGCGTCGTCGAACGTCTGAAGGGCCAATCCAGTGGCCCGTTGTGTCGAAATCTCCGTGGTCATGCCGCGTCCTTTCGTATTGGAAAACCTGCGTTTTTCGTCGCTTTTCTGATATGACCCGCTCGGCGTCCTGCGTTGCGGGTGTGTCGTGCGTCCTTGCTGCCCCGGTTCCACCGGGCTCCTTCCGCCAACTAGCTCCGCTGGCTGGCGGTCCTTTGCTCAGTGCGTGATGTCCTGCGGCGAAACCGACAGCCACGCGCCGTCGCATTCGATCGCCAGCCAGCCCCTGTCGCAGGCCATGACGTGGCCCGACCAACGCTTGCCGCAGGTCAAGCCGCTGACGAAGTCGCCAACGGCGGGTTCGCCTCTCGACCGGCTGCGCGGCGTCTGGTCGTGGATGCCGGCGATCGCTGCGAGGTACTCGTTTTCGTTGGGGCTGCTGGGATTCGTAATCATCGTTTTCGTCTCCGTTTTCGTGGTGTGGCGGGTACTGTACAGCCGTATATCAGTGCGTCAAGCGGGGGGACCAACAAAATGAGGGGAGTCCTTACGGCCGTACACTTTTGGAAATAGCTTCGGCGTTAGAAAAGGGCAAGGTAGCGACGGCGTTAGAACCTGTCAACGGGGAAAACCGAAGCCACACTGGCAAGCAATGCCAGCAGGTCGTGGACAACTCGAGCGGCTGGCGAATCGGTGCCGAGCTCCTGGCCGATGCGTACCAGCGTCAGAGCGGTGATGGCGGCGTTGTAGTGGCGTTTCATCGCAATGCCTTCCGTGGCTGAAGAATCCTGTGTGTAAAGTGCCACCCGTTTCGCAACTGTCGGCAGGCCGGATGGCGCCACCCTTGGGCGGCGTAAATCACGCAGGCTCTACGGCATCAACTCGCCCGCAACCGCCGCTTTCCGCTGAGTGAACGTGCGTCAGGTTGCACAGGCCAGCAACCTCGGCGGCAACGTCATCTTTTGCCCACATGCCACGGCCGCACCAGTCGGTGTAATCGTCGGCCCGCCGCTCGTCATCGGCCTCGCGGGCGGCGAAGCCGGAGTTGTCGAAGTGACTCTCCTCGACAACGTGCCGGTAGGCACCGTCATCAAACACGATCCACTGCTGCCCGCCGTGAGCGGCGCGGCCGATCACCTTCAAGTCAAAAGCCTTTGCTGCACTGATGCTCATCGTTTGTTCTCCTAGTCTCATGGTAGTGACCCGGCGGCGAAGTTGCCGCCGGGCTGGTTAGCGGTCAGGACATTGCGGCGTAAAGCTCATCGCAGAACGCAACGAACTTATCAACGGGCAAGCGGCGCTCAAGGACTGCTAGGGCTGCATCGCTCACGATCCCTGCGTGGCTGGTGTAGTCGCGAGCCAGTTTGCAGCAGATGTCCACCAGAGCATCGGTCGTCATGGCTTCGAGCTTTGCGTTCAGAGCGTTCTTGATTTCGGCGTTCATCGTTTCGTCTCCGGTTCGTGCCCCGCGAGTCTCATTCGCTCGCATGGGTGTATTCTAGCTTCGGCGTTAGAACAGTCAAGGGGTTAGAAAAGATTTTTTCGGACCCGGTTTTTCCGGGGGAAAGCGGGGCTGGGAAGGCTAGTTGGCCTTGAACCCGCCTGGAGGCCGTCCGGTTTTCCGCTTGGCCTTGGCCCGCTTGCGGATTTCGGCCTCGTCAAAGACTCGCGCGGTTGGCGCAGCCAGCCATGACTGAATCCCGCCGTCAGCCGGGTCCAGCAGGGCCAGCTGCCGAATGCGGCCCATACTAACGCCGAGGATTTTGGCAGCCTCTGCGGTGCCAATCAGCTTTCGACCTTCTGGTAGTGCCACGACCATGCCCCAAATCTAACGCCGGAGATAGCGAAGTCAAACTGTCCGCCCAGCACGCCCAACCAATCCCCCTAGACAGCCCAAACTGATTGCCTGTCTGGACATCTGGGAGAATGATGAGGTGTACGCTCGTAAGGACTGGAGGCGGCTCCGGTCCTAACACCTGTACATGAACATGTGTACACTAGTGGAAAAAGGAGGCTGCCGATGGAACCGATGACGCTGCGCGAACTGCTGGAACGCTACCGAGACTTGAGAAACCTGAGCGGGAAAACTGCCTCGCTGTATGACCAGCTGCTAGACCGCCTAGGAGCGTTCCTAGGACACGAGCCGACCGTGGCCGACCTAGATGACTTGGTCATTAGTCGATACCTCCGAGAGCGTGCTACGCACTCGTGGGCGGGCAAGCCGATTCGGCCGGCAAGCGTGCAGAAAGACAAGGTGATGCTTGCCGCCGTGTGGAACTACGCCGCCCGCAAGCGTTGGGCGAAAGACTTTCCAGAGTTGCCACGCATCAAGGTGCCGCAATCCATCCCACTGGGCCGGGCCTACACGTCGCACGATGTGGCCGCCATGATCCGGCAGGCTTTGAAGCGTCGCGGGCAGACAGGCGGGCAGCCCAGCTGCTGGTGGTGGGCCACGCTCCTCTACATGGGCTACTGCACCGGAGAGCGTGCCGAGGCGCTGAGGGCAGCCAGGTGGCAGGACATCGACCTAGAACGGCGGCGGGTGCTGTTCAGAGGCGAGACACGCAAGGGATCGACCCGCGACATCGAACGCGACTTCACGCCGGAACTGGCAAGGCTTCTGGCACCGCAGCGGGGGCAACCGGAGGATCTCGTCTGGGTTTGGGACCGATGCCGCGGGAGCCTCTGGACGAGCCTCAAATTGCTCTGCAGGCAGGCCAACGTGAAATACCGGGGCTTCCACGGGCTCAGGCGTACACGGGCGTCCTACGCTGCCCTAGCGGGTGGCACGGCCGCTGCGACTCTGGTGCTCGATCACAGCGATCCGAACCTGCAGCGGGTATATGTCGATCCCACGATTTGCCCTACGGAACAGAGCAGCGTGGATTGCCTGCCGGTGCTGGACCTAGACGGGCCGGGAAAGCCGGCGGCTTGAAGCATCAGCCGTCCGCACCTAGCATCCACCCGAAAGGAGGGACGCGATGGGGTTCTTTTCAAACCTATTCCGGCCAGCACCCAAGCGGCCGACAAGTGTTGACCACGGGCTTTGCTACCGTGTTGTCGATCCGTTCACCGTCGAGGTTTTGATAGAAGCCAAATGGGTGGAAGCGTGCGGGCAGGCCGAAGACCAGGGCAAGCCCACTAGAGACAGCCTGTCTACGATCCGGCAATACAACGCCACGGCCGCCTGCAAGACGGAGTCCGAAGCGTTTGCCGTTGGCTCCGTGCTAGAAGCAATGGACCATTTCTGTGAGCATTGCGGGTATGACGCAACGCACCCAGAAAAGAAGTGCGACAAGTGCGGCAAGAAACTGTGGAACGGAAAGCGGAAACTGGAAATGGTCATCGTGCATCTGCCGTGACCGGGCAAGCGGGGAGCGGCACGGGGAAAGGGAGAAACCCGCGCCGCTCAACCCGCCGCCCGGCTCACAGTGGCGTCCGCTTGTCGCGTGGTGAAAACAGGCTTTCGCCGCGCAACGCTCGGCGCCGCATTTCCTCGACTTTGTCTTTCGTCCCTGGCAACGCCGCTGTTGGTTTCGCTGCGTCCATTTCCGCTAGGATCTCGTCTGCGATGGCGTGGCCTTCGTCACCGACAAGCCTCATGCAATCAAATAGCAGCGTCTGGTCGCCACGTGCGGCACGTGATGCGTAGGAATCGCCAGTGCGCGAAACCTTCCCCGGTCTGGCGTAGACACGCACTACGCTGCACAGGTGAGCGTGCAGGCGGGTGGCACGAATCAGCCAGCCACGTATTTTCGGCTCAAGGTTCGCTTCAAATCG